GCACAATTTACTTTTAAAGATAATAACATTGATAGTATTGAATGGATAAATGGTACAACTCCAATTTCTAAATCTGATCTTGAAGCTAAAATATCAACTATTGAAAATGAAATTGCACAAGCAGAAACAGACAAAGCAAATAAAAAAGCATCTGGTAAACAGAAGCTAAAAGATTTAGGATTGGACGACGCAGAAATTAAAGCGTTGATAGGAGCATAATATGGCATTAACAAGACTAGGACCAAATAATAGTACAAACATAACTGGAATAAATTTAACAAGCCAGGTTACAGGAACATTGCCAACAGCTAATGGTGGTACAGGTGCAACTAGCTTTACAGCAGGAAAAGTGCTTCAAGTTGTTCAAGCAAGCACTGCTACAGAAACTAGAAGTTCAGCAAACAGTTTTATTGATACAACTTTAACTGCAAATATTACTCCATCAGCAACATCTAGTAAAGTTTTAGTAACTGTATTTCAAAATGGATGTGATAAATCTGCTGGTTCTACTGATAATAAAATAGAATTAAAATTAATGAGAGGATCAACTGATTTATTGGCTTTTTCAAATCACGCTGCTTACAGTACAGATGCAGAATCTATGGCTATTGGAACTTGTGGTGTAAGTTATTTAGATTCTCCTTCAACAACTTCTGCGACTACTTATAAAACTCAAATGAAATCACCAGAGGGAACAGCCAACGTTGGAGTTCAGGGAACTGGTAGTGAGAATTCAACAATAGTATTAATGGAGATAGCTGGATAATGTCTACAAAATTAAGAGATGCTGTTAAAGTAATAGATGCTATATTAGCAATAAATCCTAACGCAAATGTGGTTACTAGAGGATCGGATATAGATACTATAGAAATAGATTGGCATGATGGCACAACTCCTATTCCTATGGAAGATATAAAAGCTAAATATTTAGAATTACAAAACGAATTTTTGTCGGGAGAGTAATAGATGCTCGGCCTGACTTCCATATCCGGTGCTCCAATATCAACATCGTTCTTTAACCCGAACGTCACTGTTAATGTAACAGGTAATGCACTAACTCTTTCAATTGGTAGTTCTTCTGCACTAGCAGGAGCTTTTGTACAACCAACTGGTAGTCCTTTAACTTTAGGTTTTGGATCACTAACAATCAGTGGTAAAGCAAATGTAACACCTACAGCTACACCATTTACTTTAGGTTTAGGTACAATCACAGTGACAGCGGCAGCCAACGTTTCAGTCACAGGAAATGCATTGACCATTGGCACAGGAAGTGTTAGTATTACAGCGGCGGCAAACGTATCACCGACTGGTGTACCGATGACGTTAGCAGTAAAAGACGCGGGTATTATTACTTGGAACGACGTTAACCCAGGTGTTAGCCAAGTTTGGACACCAATAGACCCGTATTAGGAGAATTATGGCATCAAGTTATTCAACAAATTCAAAATTAGAACTTATAGCAACTGGTGAAAAAGCTGGTCTTTGGGGCACAATCACTAATACAAACCTACAGATTTTAGAACAATTATCTTCAGGTTATTTGTCTTCAGCTCAATTAGCCTCTGGAGATTTAACTTTGGCACTTGACAATGGTGCAACATCAAATGGTAAAAATTTATATATAAAATTAACTGGTACATTAGGTGCAAATAGAAATGTAACTATACCAGATGGAGCTGAAAGAATTATTATATTTGAAGATGCAACAACAAGAGGTACATCTACATTATATACAATAACAGTTAAAACTGTATCAGGAACTGGAGTTGTATTACCAGTTGGATCTAAGTCATTGGTATATTCTGATGGTACAAATGTTAGTCTTGGTATTCGTAATAAAGGATATGTAACTTTAAACTCTTCAACAATAACTGCATATACAGCAGTAGATGGTGATCAAATATTTGCAAACACAACAGCTAACCCAATTACTGTAACTTTACCTGCATCACCACCAGTAGGATCAGAGGTTACGTTTATTGATGCAAGAGGAACTTTTAACTCTAACAACTTGATTGTTAATAGAAACAGTCAACCAATAAATACAGGTACATCAAACTTGACAATAGATACCAACGGTCAAGCTTTTACATTAGTGTATGTGGATGCAACAAGAGGCTGGGCATACAAAACTAACACGGCATAAGGAGCACGGATCATGGCCCTTGTTGAATACAGCTTTCTACCTGGAATAGATAAACAGGATACAACTGCAGGTGCGGAGAACAGATGGATAGATTCTGACAATGTTAGATTTAGATATGGTCTACCAGAAAAAGTAGGTGGTTGGTCTTCTTTAGTATCAGACTCTGTTACAGGAGTTGCAAGAAAACTTCATGCCTTCGTTGATTTAAATGGAAACAGATACGTTGCATTAGGAACAGATAAATTTTTACTATATTTTGAAGGACAATTACACGACATTACACCTTTAAAATCTACATTAAGTTCTTCTACAATTGCAACAACTAATAATGATCCCGTTTGTACTATAACAACTTCTACGTCACATAACTTAGAACCTGGAGATATAGTATTATTTGATAGTGTAACATTACCAGGTGGTACAGGTTTTAATGCATCAGACTTTGAAGATAAATTATTTCAAGTAACAGCAGTTCCAACGCCAACAACTTTTACAATTACACAAAGTTCTAATGCTGGTGCAACTGTATCAACAGGTGGAAGTATTGCAGTCAAGCCTTATGAGAAAGTGGGTCCAGCTGCACAATCTTATGGTTATGGTTTTGGTATATCACAATGGAACGGATCGGTTCCTGGAGCTGCAACATCTAATTTAGATGGAGCGTTGTTAAATGACACCGCTGGTACAGGTGGATCAGGNACTTCAATTACATTAGATGCAACAACAAATTTTAGTTCGGCAGGTAGAATATTAGTAGAAAACGAATTAATTTCATACGCAGGTGTATCGTCACCAAACTTAACAACAATTACAAGAGAAGTTGATGGAACAAGTAAAGCAGCTCATGCTGATGGCACATCAGTTGTAGACGCTACAAATTTTTCTGATTGGGGTGAAGGTGTATTAGCATCAGAAGTAACTCTTGAACCAGGACTTTGGTCATTAGATAATTTTGGTCAAGTATTAATTGCAACAGTTGCAAACGGTAAAACATTTACATGGAACGCAGGTGCTGCAACACCTTTAACTACAAGAGCGTCTCTAACAACATCTGGTTTTGCAACTGGTAACAACCCAACTGCATCAAGATTAACTTTAGTATCACCGACAACTCGACACTTATGTCATTTTGGAACTGAAACAACTATTGGAGATACAACAACACAAGACGATATGTTTATTAGATTTTCTGATCAAGAAGATATAAATGATTATACGGCTACTGCTATAAACACTGCAGGTGATTTTAGATTACAAGATGGTACAAAAATAGTTGGTGCTATCAAAGCAAAAGAAACAATTCTAGTATTTACAGACAACGCATTATACACAATGAAATTTGTTGGTGCTCCTTTTACATTTAGTTTTGAACAAGTAGGTACAAACTGTGGATTAATAGGTAAGAATGCAGTTGTTGAAGTAGATGGAGCTGCGTTCTGGTTATCACCAAATGGTTTCTTTATGTTTGATGGTACAGTCAAATCATTACCATGTAGTGTAGAAGATTTTGTTTATGATAATTTTGATACAACAAAAGGTCAACAAGTTGTAGCTGGTATTAATAATTTATTTACAGAAGTTATTTGGTATTATCCATCTGCAGGTGCTAGTTATAATGACAAGTATGTTGTCTTTAATTATGGTGAACCTATGAAAGGCGGTGTATGGTACACGGGCACTGAAGCAAGGACCTCTTGGATTGATGCAATTGTATATCCAAAACCTTTTGCAACTAAATATGATGCATCAAGTAATGGTACTTTTCCTGCTGTTGTAGGTCAAGATGGTTTAGGTCAAACAAAATTTTTTGAACATGAAGTTGGTACAGATCAAGTTAATGAAGATGGATCAACAACAGCTGTTACATCGTTTATAAAATCATATGATATAGATTTAGAACAAAGACAAAGAAATCGACAAGGTCAACAAGTAGGACTTAAAGTGGCTGGTGAAGNATTTCTTGCAATGAGAAGGTTTATACCAGATTTTAAAACATTAACAGGTAATGCAAAAGTAAGTTTAGGTGTGAAAAGATATCCTCAACAATCAGATACCACAACGTCTTTAAGTCCCTTTACAGTTACCTCAAGTACGATTAAAAAGGATACAAGAGCTAGAGGTAGATTTGTAAATGTTAAAATTGAAAATGATAGTTCTGGTGAAGAATGGAGATTTGGTACATTAAGATTGGATGTACAAGGAGATGGACGTAGATAATGACAAAGATAAATATAAGAATACCAGAACCAAAAACAGAATATGATGTATCTAACCAAAAACAAATTAACAGAGCTTTAACTATTATGAAGGATCAATTAAATTCTACATTTTTAGATGAGCTAAAACAGGAGCAAGAAAGATTTTCTTGGTTTATAAGTGGCTAACGTATATAAAAATGAATTAGTAGATTTAACTACTACAGATAATACTACGGTGTATACAACACCGTCTGATTCTAGAGCTATAATTAAAAGTATCTTAGTATCTGAAGATGCTGGATCAGGGACCACGGTAACTTTTACTATAACAAATGCTGCGTCAGCCGTGTTTAATTTGTTTAAAGATAAATCAATAGCCTCAAAAGCAACAACAGAGCTGTTAACTCATCCTTTAATTTTAGAAGAAAATGAGGTATTAAAGGCACAAGCAGCAGATGCAAATGAATTACATATAATTGCATCAATATTGGAGATAAACAGGGATTAATATGTCATTTATTGAAACAGAAGCATCATACAGAATAGAAGTAATAAACGGTAAACCCGTTAAAATTATAACACCACAAACAGAAATTACATTAACCAATACTAAAACAGGTCAAGAATATAATTCAGATGCAGAGGCTATGCAAGATGTACAAGATTCAAATACAGAGACTGTAG